TATTAATATCATCAGCACCAACTACTTTTGCTCCGTCGGCACCTGCTAGTTGCATCATTCGTAAGATTTCTGCAACTTCTCCTGCGTCAGCACCGTTGATGTTGATGCTTGCTTCGTCTAATTGTTTTTTATCTGTCATAACTGACTCTCCCATTATAGCAGCAACATCTGCTTGTGTCATTGGTTCTCCAACCATTCCACCGTCGCCTGTTTTTTGTTGTAATATTTTTTGGTATTCCGGCGTAATCGGATCACCTACTTTTGGACCGCTTGCTGCTGGTGTTCCGTCCATATCTACCATATTAGCATCTACTCTAAATCCTGCTGCTCCTACCATACCAGTTGGTTTACCATTTTTCATCATAACTGGTCCACCGCCACTGTATTTTCCATCTTTTGGTTCAGCACGTACAAAGTAATATCTTTCACCATTTGTAATTAAAACTTTGTTATTTTCACGGCCATAACCCGGTGGTTGAGGATTAACAGCTTTCCAAGGTTTAGGTCCTGCTGCATAACCAACAGGTTTCTTTTTAGGTCTGTCTACGTTTACCTTGCTTGGATCTTTATCTAGATTATTGGCATACTTTTCAATCATGCCTCTAGTTTCTGGACCAACGATACCATCAACTTTAGCTCCAGAAGTTTTTTGAAATGTTTTCACTGCTTTTTCTGTAGCCGGTCCAAAAATACCATCAACTTCATCTCCGGTCATACCGAGATTTCTTTGTAGTTCTTTTACGCCTTCGCCTCTGCTGCCACGTTTCATTATTTTGTTATAATCATCGCCTTGTGGAGTAGGTTTAGCTGCTGGTTGTTTGTCTGGATCTTTCCAATTGCCTGCTTCAGCATCTTTCACAGCTTTTGCTGCTGCTTTTTTTGCTTTTTCTTTTTCTAGTCCCATACCAACTAGTGCGCCCATTAATGCAATTGCGAGTGGATTTTCTGTTAGGACTTCTTTACGTTTCATGATAACACTGCCTTGCTATTTTCAGCATCTCCAATGTCTTTGCTGTCACCTGTAGGAGCCTCGCCTACATAATCATTTGATCTTTCTTTACGTGCTGTTTCTAATTCTTTTAACAAATTCATTACACGAGCGCCGCCAGCATCTTCTTGTGCGCTTTCTCCGCCCATATCTTCTTGTGTAAGTTTAGCTGTGTATTCGTCTTTTGCATCTTCTTGCTGATATAGTTCTTGTGGTTCGTTTGGATTACGTACAATAATGTGACTTTGAGGAACACTGCATACACCGCCTAAATATTCTTGTAATACTTGTACAGTAGTTGGGTATGTTAGTTCAACTTCATAATACATTACATCTGTGTTTTCTAATTGTGGAAAATCCAACGGACGTTCTTGAATTGGAGTTTTTTTACCGGATGACATTTTTGTAATGCCAAACTTTTGCAATCCTGTTTCAATCATGTCCTCGCATCCGTCAGGCCTGTCACCTGCGATGCCAATTTTAAATTCATATGTTTTCTTTGATTCTGTTAAATAATCAGCAAAATTTTTCATTGACGTATCCTAAACTATAATACTATTTATCTTTATCTATGCCTTTTAGACGCTCAAGCAGACTGTTTCTATCTGTAACCACATAGCCTTCACCGCTTACAATATCACCATCACCAGGTCCGCTGTCTCTATCCATTTTTTCTTTTTTAAGTTGTAGCTCTACCATTTTAAGTTTTTTATCTAGTTTTGCAACTTTTGCATCTAAACTGGTTTTTAACATTGTGCCTGCAACTTCAAATACTCTGCCACTATAACGACTTTCTACATTCATACCTAAATCCATCAAGTCGTCATACGCAGTCATTGCTTTGTCTGCAACTTCATTGAGTTCTTTGTCTGCCATGTCTCCCAAGCCTTTAACAGCAGGCAATGCACTGGCTATTTTGTCAAATTCTGCAATATCACGGAATGTATCTTCGTGCTGAACAACTGGCGCAGGTTCTTCTTGTTTAAGATCCTCGTTGTCAGGCAAGTTCAACATTTCTTCTAATTTTTTAGTCATAGTACACTTTCATTATATGCTAGTATTATTTATCTACGTTTTCCTTGATGGAAAATATCTCCTTCATTTACAACACGGAAAGTCATTCCTTTTTGTTTGCAGTAAGCTCTTGCAGCATTCCATTTTGCTTGATTTAAAACATAGTGTGCTTTATTACTTTGACTTTTTCCTAGTTGTTCTTTGAATGTATGATTTGCCGGTTTCACCTCAATAAGTTCAACGTGTTGTTTGCCATTCCTGTCAGCATATACAATAAAAAAATCAGGTACATATATAGTATGTTTTCCAGTAAAAGGATTTCTATAAGGTATTTTTATAGATTCACTTGCCCATTTACTAATATTTTCATTAGTATCACACATTCTCATAAATGCAAATTCCCAACTACTGCGATATGTAGGAGTACGTCCGCCAATGTATTTGTCAGGGTTTTTGAGTGCAAATTTACCCTGTGCGAAACGTGCCATTATAATCTCACATTTCTATTTTCAGTTGTTTGTGTATTATAAGTGTTTTTGTATCCAAGAGCAGAAATCTTACTTCTGTTGTTGTTTAGGATAGCACTTACTAATTTGCTTAATGTAACTTGATCTAATCCTTCTAGTGTATCGATTAGTTCAAAAACATTTTTGTTTTCTGCTTTTGCTTGTTGAAGTATTACTGTTGCTACTGAAATTGCAGAATCTTTACTAAATTTTCTTTTGGTAAAAAATCCTACTACTGTATCAACTTCATTACTTGTTAAACTTATTTGCTTTGTGAAATATCTATCAAAAAATTGTTTAGTTTCATTGGCACTATCTTTTTTTTGAGATTTTTCTTCTGCTGCAAAACTACTCATCCTATTAGTCCTATTTCTTTTAAATCATTTTGAAATCCTGTAGAATTACCAACTACACCTTTTTCTAATTCGTTAAAATTATTTAATGCACTTTGTTCAACTTGTGCTTTTACATTAGGAGACAAATTATTGTAAAAATCTTTGGATTCTTGGATAGACAATCCTGAAAAAACTGCAATTTGTAATTGAGCTTCTCCTGCTGCATAGTCCGCAAGTTTTTGAGGATTACTTTGCAATTGTCTTTTAAACTCTTGGTCGCTCAAACTTAAATCATCTAATCTAGTATTTAATGGTTGTGCCGATGTAAATGTATTATTTTTCTCACTAGAAGGAAAATAATTTGTGTTAGTAAAAGATTGATTGTTAATTTGTGGATAAATTTGATAATTTATTGGTAAACTGCTTTGATTTTGTTGAGTGTTAAAATCAGTTAGAGAAATTGGATTAGATAAAAGATCTGTAAATACTTGTGCCCAAAAACCTATATTTCCTGTTCTTTCACCAACTCCATTAGATGTTGTATTCGAATACGGACTATCTACTGTATCATAATGACTAATATCGCTATATAATGCAATATTGTTATCTGTAGTTTCTCCTCTATCATAAAACATAGATTCGTAATCAATTCTCATTGTATTACGCATTGTACCCGATCCATCTGATTGATCAACCCTGTCGTGTTGCCATTCTGATATTAATGGATTTACTAATGTAAAACTTGTAAAAGTGCTTTCAATATCTTGTGGATGTAACTGGTGTATTGTTATACTATTAAAAAATGGAACATCAGTAGTTCTACGTCTGTTAAATCCGTGTCTATATGTATTTGCGTTGTCAGTATCATAAAGTTTTGTATAATATGCTCTAGGACGGCCGCCTTCGTTATCGTAATTACCATCTTGATAATAATATCTATAATACGATTCCCATAATAATGTAGTCAATCCAGCATTATCATCATGAAATTCAATATCAATAGGATTGTAATTTAATTTTGTTTGTATGACTTTTTTCCTATTATATTGATTTAAAGTTTCAGTATTCATAGTAAAAGTTGGTAAAGACGCTGCACTTGCTAGTAAATTAAATTCACGCTGATTAAGTAAACCGGTTACACTCCTACCTAATGTAGATAATGCAGTTGTATTAACATCAATAACAACATGATATAAAAATTTAATTTTAGGAGCAAGTCTAAAATTATTACGTCTGTACAGTGCAGCCGCATGAGCAAAATCGCCCATAATTCCTTTGTTAGATCCTTGTCCACTAAAATTATCGTATAATCTATTCAACGCCATACTGTATTTATCTCATTAAAAAAGGAGCCATTAAGACTCCTTTTTTGTAGCAATCTCATTTAAGTATTAAAGAGCTGCGCCGCCTGTAGCACCTGTGCCTGTTTCACTATTTCTATCTTGGAAATTATTAGGTGTACCGACGCCAGCATTAAGTTGAACTGCATTATCATATGTGATATTCAATGCAACTTGCATAGCATCATTTGTTGAATATGACATTGATCCATAATCAACTTGGTTTAGATAACAACCATATAATTCCCAGGTTTCTAGTACTTGCGGAGTATTCGCACCATTACCACCGTCTAAAATTTCGATGCGTTGTGTAAATTTATAATCCTGACCTGTTGCAGCACTTGCTTGCTCAAAAAAGTCAAATTGTTTCTGTAATTGTTCTCCAACTAGTTTTTGAACATTACCGTTAATGTCGTCACGTAAATTAATTGTTACAGGTTGCCATGTATGCTTACCTGCCATCATAATTTTACTGTTATAAACATCTAATGTTATTTGTTCAAACTGAATGTTTGGTCTAGTTGCATCAATTACTTGTTTTGTTAATTCTGTAGTGTTTCCAGTAATACCAAAATTTTCTAGTGTCACTCTAAAGCGATACTGAAGTTTTGGCATTAACAAACCTTGACTACTCGAAGTAGTGTCGTTTGCTAAAGGTACTGTTAAATTCAATAGAGTTGAGATTGCCATCTATAGTTTCTCCTTAATACACAAGTATTTATCATTTGTAGGGGGTTTTTATTTTACCCCCTACATTATGATATTATAAACCTGCGATTTCGCCTGTGTTTTTAATGCGTAGTGGAATGTAAATAAATTCTACTGCTTTTACTGGCTCAATAGCAATATCTACATATAACTCGTTTCTGTCAATTCTAGCTGGTGTATTATTTGTTTCATCGCACACAACTAGGAAATCGTACAATGCACGTAAACCAACTAATTCTACTAACAAACTTTCTACTTGTTGTTTGATTTCATCACGTGTGATTTTATCATTTGGTTCAAATAAGTATGGTTTTGCTAATGTGTTAAGTTGACTACGTAAGTATACAACAAGTCTTGCAACATTTACTCTGTCTAGAGCACTTGCGTTTCTTGCACGAGTTTTCTGTCCAAATACAACTAACCCTGCACCTGTTAGGAATGTAATTGGGTTAACGTTGTTTGAGTACAGTGTATCTCTTACACCTTCGTTTAATGCTACTGCAACAAATTCGCCTTCATTGTTGATATAACCAGTTGATGTTGCGTTAGTTACGCCGCCACGTCTTGTACCTGCTGGTGCAAACCATGGATATGCAACTTGGTCGTTAAGTGCAATTGTACGTAGTACCATATGCGAAGCTGGAACAACAACATTGTTACCTGCATTATCACTTGTAAAGCCACTTGGATAGTAAACAGCCATATACTCATCTCTACTTACTAATCCGTTGTCATTATCTTCAACTGCTGTATTAACATTTGTTGCCCATTCATTTAAACTAGTTGCATCTGGTGTTAATCTCATCGGTGAATCACCTACAACAAACGCTGTTAAGCCTCTATCATAGTTTAATGTAATCATTTCACCAATTAGTTCAGGGTAACCTGGAGTTGCAATCAAGTTAAAGATACGAGATTCATCATCGCGAATATCTTGATTTTCATTTAACAATGATTGTAGTTTTTGAACAACAACTTTACGTTGTGCTTTACGTCCAAAGCTACCTGATCCATCAGCTTCGTTAGCTGATTCAGTTACCCAACGATGAGGATAGTAACCTGACATATCTTCATCGCCAAAGCGTGTATTGTCAGCTGTTAGATCAATGTAGTTACGCTCAAAACGTTTTACATTGAATCCGCTTCTACGTAGATTCCATAGCAGCATACCTTTTGGATATAGTGCTGGATCTGGACAGTCTGGATCAACATAATCACTTTCAATTAGATCTACAATGTCCCCTGCTGATCCACTGTTTGCTCCTGCTGTATTATAACGAGCATCTGCAAATAGTACACCGTTTTCAGTGGTTTGATCAGTTGTATCTAATTCTTGCCATTCATTAAGTGTATTATTCCAACGATAAATTTTTGGGAAGTTTTCCAAATCTGCTGTGCTTACCCAAATATCGCCTGAAACTAAATCGCCGCCATCTGAACGATCACCGTCAGCTGGTTCAGTAGCACTTACAATAGGTCCTGCTGCATCTGGTTGTGTTGCTGAATCACCAGTCCAATATTGAGAATCGGCATTATTAACTCCGACCCATTTAGATCCATTGTGTACTAACAAATCAATTTCGTCAATAACACTGCTATACCACAATGCTCCGTCTGCTGCTAATGAAGTTGGTGCATCATCACTTGCTGTATATGTTAATTCTTTCCAGTAAGTTGCAACATATTCATTTGCTGCTCCATCTGGTACATCATAAAAGTTTGCTGTACCTGTGTTTGCAGTATAATCAAATGCAGTGAATCCAATGTCGGCCAATGATCCGTCGGTGTCTACAAATCTAATTTCACCGCCTAATCTATGTGAAATTGTTACTTTATTAGTGCTTGTAACGCCTGCAACAATATTTGTTAAACCTGCTGCGTTAATTGCTGTAGCCATTGCCTCTGCATCTGTACTTGCACCAGTTGCTGTAAATGTAACTGTTACAGCTGATGATAGTGTAGCACTGCCTTTAACACTTTCTTGAATTGTAAAATTATAATTTTGTGCTAAAAGATCAGCTGTTTTAACAATTGCACTTGAAATTGTTAATGCACCTGTGCCGTTTCTTTTGTAAATTGTAAAATCAGCAATTTCACTACCTGCTGTTTCTTCAGCAACGTTAGTCATTACAAATAAATCTGTAGCAATTAAGTTTGCGCCGCCGCCTGATAAATCAAGCTCGTTAATTGCTTCGTGATTTGTTTTGTAAATTGGTGCACTAACTGTTTCCCATAATTCTGTTTCGCCATTGAATACTTTTACTGACCAATTTGCTCCAACATTAGGTGATGTTGTTTTTAACCATACACTTCCTGTTGGGCGTGGCTTGGTGTCACTTGATTTAAATTCTGGAATGCTTGTATGAGGATCAGCTTGTAGTTTAGGAGCATAATACTGACCTGCTGTAATTCCTGCTTCTGTAAGTGCAGTACCACCAATTGTAACTTCGTCATGTGCAGAACCATCATTGTAAATGTAAAGAATGGTGTCTACAATTTGAGCAGACAATCCAGCAGCTGAAAATGCTGTATTAAATTCACTTACAAATGCTGCGCCATTAGATCCAACTAGGTTAAGAGTGCCTGACAATCCTGTAGTTGATGTTAGTGTTACAGTATTTCCTGGTGTGAAAGTTGTAATAGTTCCGCCCACAATTGATGGCCAACTTGCTTTCCAGTCTGCACTGCCTACTTTTACCCAATCGCCTGCAGATACTGTTAATCCATTTCCTGATGACTTGTAGTACAGTGTAGGAATTGTTGTAACGGCTGTGATTGCATAATCTCCAACTGATCCTATACTTCCTAAAGGAACAAACGAACTGTCAACTTGTGTGCTATCAGTAATTACAATTGGAGTTTTGTTAGAAAATGATTGTCCTGAAAGATTAGTTGTAGCTAATGCACTTCCGTCCCATTCAAAAACGCCAAATCTTGTTATACCGGTATCTAACCAATATGTACCGTCAGCTGGATTAGCAGTGGTCGGTGTTGAACTTGCATTTAGTGCGCCTAGATCAACATCTGCACGTACAACATAAGCTCTATTGCTTACACCCAAATATGAGTATGCAGCCTGCAATCCATATTCGTTTTGCTCTCCGCCATGTATTGGATTATTATTATTATCTACATAAAATGTTGGATCGCCAAATGTATCTACCAGTTCACGCTGTGAAGTAAGTAGGTATGGTTTTCCAGCATTTGCTTTTGTGGTACCTGGAGCAATTCCTGTTCCTGCACCATTTTGTTTATTTTCGCCAGTTGCGACGAATATAATAGGTACTGTACCCGGTTCTGCAGGAGTGTAAAAACTCTCGTCAATTACCTGTACTTCTACACCTGGTGATGTTAATGCCATTTTCTTGTTCTCCTAAACAATGTTATTATAGTATTATTTAGCAGATCTAGGGGAAAATAGCGGTTTTAAGGGGTTAACTACGCAGTTAATTGTCCTTTGTATAGTTCATCAACCCAAAACTCCAAGTCCTTGAGTGTGCCATTATTATCAATGTAAAAGTCGGCCATCCACGGTTCCAGCGTCATACTGTCTATAGATTCTTTAGGTAAGTAGTCACTACGATCGACCCAAATTGCATAATCAAAAACATTTGTGTTACGCATTGCAAAATATTCACGTTTGTTTCTTAATCCACAATAAATATCGTGTTCTGCAAATATAGCCCTGCCTAACGTTGCTGCATCTTTTGCATTCATATCACTTATAGCATTATACCATTCAGTTCTGTGATTATGTCTATCAGCATAACACTCTTCTTCACTGTCGTAATTGTATTTCTTTTTTAACAAGTCATAGATAAAAAGTTTGGAACAGAACGCACTGCTACTGTCAAAACTATATCCGTATTTGTCTCTTAAAATTTCGCAGACAGTATCTTTTCCATGTCTGCCGTGTCCGATTACCAACAGCTTCTTTTTGTTCATAATTTATAATATTATAAAAGTATTGTATTGTCAACCGATCAAGAATCCATAGCCTGTGCCGCCTGCAACTGCCATTGCTAGATCCATTTCTAGTTTTTCCATTTCTTGCTGTGCCTCGGCTTTTAGCGTGTCACCGTTAAGTGTTGTACCGCCACCTGGACCAGCAATAGTAGCAAATTTACTACGTGCTTCTCCTAGCATATACTTGCAATTTGCAAGTGTGTAATCTTTGATCCATTGATAGGCTTTATAATCTTTATATAGTTCAAAGTCGGGTCTATAATTATAACAATACAACAATGCTTCTTCATCGGCTCTAGGACGTTGTAAAATTGTTAATTTTTTATTACTGGTATTCCATTTGAATTCTATAAAACTACCAAACATACGTCCTACTAATTCTTGTTGTTGTGCAAAGAAATCATATGTAGCTAATCCACCAATGCCGCTACCTGCTAACAAATATGTGTTGGTGTATGCAAGATTAAATGGTTCAAACAAACTACCGCCATCTGCACTTCCGCCTAATCTGCTTCCTACACTTCTGCGATAAATTTTTCTAACTTCAATTATTTCATTTGGTAAAATGTAATCGTTTTTATCTTGTTCAAATTTTATTGTAATGTAACTTTCCTCAACACTGTTTTCACTGCGTTGTCTGTACTTGCTCAAACTTTTTGCTAGTGCAGTTTCGTAGTGTATCGGATCGAGTTCAACGTCGACCATACCGCCGCCTAAAAATGCATTAACATAATCAAAAATTTCTTGCTTTTCAGTAGTAAGTTGTGCCATATGATATCTCCACATGTATTTATCGATAAATATGTGTATGCCACGTTTAAGTTTATACAGACCAGAAAAGTCAAAGGATTACGAGTTTTTAGACAAAGTTGTCTATGAACAATTTACTGTTGGCGGCACTGATTTATTAATACACAAATACCTTGGGCCTAAAAACCCATTGGATGAAGATGCAACCGCAGAACAAAAACAATATGATGCGATTAGCGAAACCAATATACAAGATTTACTTTTTTTAGAAAATAGAGATAGAAAATACGACCAAGACATTTACAGTATCAGAGGACACTACAATGTTCAAGATCAAGATTTTGATTTGAGTCAATTTGGATTGTTTTTACAAAATGACACTATTTTTATGACAATACATATTAACAGTAGTGTAAAAACATTAGGAAGAAAGATAATGCCAGGCGATGTTTTTGAATTGCCGCACCTAATAGATGAATATGCTGCAAATGATTTCAGTGTTGCACTGAAAAGATATTATGTAGTCGATGAAGTAACTAGAGCAGCAGAAGGGTTTAGCCAAACTTGGTATCCGCATTTATATAGAGTAAGATGTAAACAAATAATGGATTCTCAAGAATACAAAGATATTTTGGATTTACCTGCTGGTGACGAAGCTGGAAATACTTTACGAGAAGTATTAAGCACATACGAAAAAGAAATGCAAATTAATGATGCAATAATAGCACAAGCTGAAGATTATGCTAATCAAAGCGGATATAGTACAATACAATTTTATACACTATCTGTTACAGATGTAGGCGAAATGAATATTGTTAGTGCTGACTATACAGATTTACTAGCTGATGGTACTATCACATCCGATACCGTGTTTGTTACACCAGATGGAAATGGTTACCAAGGATATCTTGTTGGAGATGGTATTCCACCAAATGGTGCATTGTTTGGTACAGGAACAGGATTTCCAGTTGATCCACAGCTTGGTGATTATTTCTTACGTATAGACCTAGCACCCAATAGATTATTTAGATACGACGGGAACAGTTGGAGAAAAGTTGAAGATGCAGTAAGAACATCGCTAACACCAACAGATAATAGAGATACTCTAAAAGGTACATTTATTAACAACACAACTGTAAATACAATTGCTGGCGAAGATGTAGTAGAACGCCAGGCATTAAGTAAAGCTCTACGAGCAAAGGCAGATAGTTAATGCAATTTTTTTATGATGGACAAATACGCAGATATATTACTCAAATAGTAAGAACGTTTAGCAATTTTAGTTATAAAGACGGTGAAGGCGATTTAAAACGTGTTCCTGTAATGTATGGCGATATTACTAGGCAGGTAGGAAGTATTATAAGAGAAAATTCTGAAAACAAAGTACCTAGTGCTCCACGTATGGGTATATACATCACTAGTTTGCAAATGGATAGAGCAAGATTAAGTGATAGTAGTTATATCAGTAAAATAAATTTAAGAGAAAAAGAATTTGATCCTGAAACTAATAGTTATATTGCTGCACAAGCTAAAGGATATACAGTTGAAAGACTACATCCTACACCATATACGCTTGCTGTAAATGTAGACGTCTGGAGTACAAGTACTGATCAAAAATTACAAATACTAGAACAAATTTTTATGTTGTTTAATCCTGACCTAGAATTTCAAACAACAGACAACTATATCGATTGGACTAGTTTAACAACACTATATTTAGAAGATATTAATTTCAGTAGCAGAACTATACCTATGGGTACTAACGACGAAATAGACGTAGCAACAATAGGTTTTACAGCGCCAATTTACATTTCGCCTCCTACTAAAGTTAAGAAGTTGGGCATTATTACAGATATTATTACGAGTGTTTACAATCAAGATGCAGGCACAATCAGTTTGGAAGGATTCAATCCTCCTACAGACAGCGATCAAGGTGCTGCCAGCGGTACTACAGTTTTACCTGATGGAACATTGATTTCAGACGGTTCTATTACAAACGTAGGTCTAGGAGGCAGACTAGATCTTCAAAATCCTGTTGTAACTAGTTACAGAAATTTTGATCTAATAATTCAAGACGAAACAGGAAAATTAGTAAAAAATAAAAAATTACGTGTTGGAGAAATATCTTGGTTAAACATTTTAGAAGCAGAACTTCCTGCTAAATTCCAACCAGGTATAAGTCAAATTAGAATACGTAGAGTTGAATTACAAAATGAAATTGTTGGTACTTTTACTTTAAGAAATAATGATAATTTTTTAATTGATATAGACTGGGACCAAGATACTTTGCCAAGTAATACATTGTTAACAGGGCCTAGTAAAACAGATGGAACAGTAGATTATATTGTTAGTCCTATTAGTTTCAGTCCACTAGCTGTTAAAAAAGCAGGAACTAGAGTTATTCTTTTAGATCCAATCGGATATAAAGTTTCGAGGTTATTTACAGCAGATCAAAATACAAATATTATAAACACAGATATAGATTATTTTATTTCAAGCAGTGGTTTAGCAAATAGAACAGGTGACGAAACTGTAACAAGTTTCCAGGTTTATGTCAATGGTTCTTTAGTTAATGCTACTGGTTCTAATGTAAATGACAAATTTGTTTTAACTTTAGATGTTGCATATGATTTTGATGATACAGTTGAATATATATTAAATTTAAACGAAGACGGACCCGAAGCTTGGAAAAATGCAGATGGCACAGATTTTGTAGCAGATGCTAACGATGTAGTAGAGTGGGATGGACTAAAATGGCATATCATTTTTGATGCAAGTACAGAAAATGATACTACATACCTTACAAATGTAACAACAGGTCAACAATATTATTGGAATAATTATTACTGGCAAACAAGCGTAGACGGATATTATCCAAGAGGAACTTGGACTATTACACTGTAAGATAATTATTTTTATGAACAAAATTACATGTAGTGGTGCTCTTTTTTATGCATTGTCGACAAAACGTTTTTTATTTTTACATCGTACTCAAAGTAAAGCAAAAAATCTTTGGGGAATTGTAGGCGGCACAAACGAAGATAAAGAAACTCCTTACACAGGCTTGTTACGTGAGGTAAACGAAGAACTAGGTTTTGAACCTGACATACAAAAATCTATTCCACTAGAAACTTTTGTCAGTAATGATGAACATTTTCATTTCCATACATATCTTTGTGTTGTCAATGAAGAATTTATTCCTATATTGAATTGCGAACACAACGGGTATGCTTGGGTAAACTTTGGAGCATGGCCTAAACCATTACACAATGGGTTACAAAATACACTACGTAGCAAGATTAATCAAAACAAATTACAAACAATTATTGAAGTCATTGATATAATTTCTTAAATTCTTCTTTGAGCCATTCAAAGTCGTTGATTTTTGCAAGTTCTGCTGCATTGTCTTTGTTAAGTCTGCCAAACTCTTTTCCAGCTATAGCACCTGCAATTGCTGCTTTACCAAAGGGTTTGTCTGCTCCTCTAGTACACCAAGCCTCTAATCTAAATTCAGTTTCTTCATCTTTTTGTCTAGCAATAGTACGGCTTGCTAATTTTGCACATTCTCTAAATCCACTACGCCAAGCACTAAATGAGTCAGTGTTAAATGCGCTAGTGTTACTCATTTCTTCTATGCCTTTAAACTTGTCACTTATACTAGTGGTCATATCTGTTGTAGATTCGTCCATATTACGAGTTAAATTAGTAGGAAGTAATTTTACACCTCCATAACCGTAAACTAATCCATTGATAGGATTTAAACTGCGCCATACATGCACTGTATCTTTACCATCAATATCGTATGCAGGAACATAGTAATCAAAGTCAAATCCATCTATAATTTCTGCATCACCGTCTACTACCCAAAACATATCTGTTTCTACTAATTCTGCTGCACGTTTATGTGCTGCATGAATACCTTTGATGTCCATAACACGTTTTGTTCTTGGAAACTTCTCTGAAAGTAAATCAAAATTATCATCTGCGTTCGGCTCACCATTACTGATAAAAACAATATCGTAGGGTTTTGGATTGCTGCCCACTTCCGGATATTCTTTTTTAGTAACAAAAAATCTATAATCAATTTCTCTTTGACTTATGCTTAATTTTTTACTGGTTAAAGCTATTCCGTCATAAAAGTCTCCGTTTTTCCACACGTGGTTAATTTTTCGTTCGTATTGATTATGATGATCAATATAAAAATTCCAATCAAAATCTTCTAAAGGTAAAAAACTATCGTTTACCATCCAAAACATATCATAGTTGCAATCGTTCTTTGCATTTAAATAATCTTGATAATTATTCACAGTGTAAATAGGATATGGTTTAGGATCACTTGCTACAATATCCCATTCTTTCTTTTTTATTAAAAATCTATGTTCAATTTCTTTTTCACTCACTAAAACATTTTTACTAAAAAGGACTATTCCATCATAAGTATTTCCGTTTAAAAACACATGATTGATATTTCTATCATAACTGTTATGATGACTAAAATATAATTTAAAGTCAAAATCTGGTGCAATCTCTACATCGCTAGGAACTCCCCAAAACATTTCTGTTTCACAATTATAAAGTGCAGCAGTATAATCATCATAATTGTTAATTAAAAATTTGTCGTAAGGTTTTGGATAACTTGCAATTACATCGTGTTCTTTTTTATTAACAAAAAATCTATGTTCAATTTCTTTTTCGCTTATTTCAATTTTTGATGATAATAAAGCAATACCATCATAATCCTCACCGTTAAGAAATACATGATTGGTTTTTGTATCAAATGTTTCTTGAGATAAGAAATAATTATCCCATTGAAAATTTTCACAAGGATTTACATCTTTAGGAATAAACCAAAACATATCTGTTTTACATTTTGATAATGCTTGTTGATATTCTTTATAATTTCCAATTACAAATCTTTCAAATTGTTTTGGTACACTAGCTACTGCCTCGTGTTCGATTTTTTTATTTAAATCTTTAAATTTTATTTCTTCTTCGGTAACTGGAGATTGTTTGCTGAATAAAAATACTCCATTGTATTTGTTGCTATTGAGCCATGCATGATTGGTTTTTCTGTCACTGCTGTGATGACTTATGTAAAAATCAAATTTAAAACTTTTGTTTATTTCTATTTGATCATTATATCCCCAAAATAATTCAGTAGTTGATTTTTTCAATGCTTGTTGATAATCATAATAGTTATTAATTTCAAATTTATCGTAAGGTTTTGGATTACTTGCCATAATCCTTATTTCTTTTTTATTTACAAAAAATCTGTGTTTAATTTCTTTTTCAGTTGCCTTGTATGCTTTAGGCATTAACACAATGCCATCTAGTTGATCTATATCTCCGTTTCCAAACACATGAGGTGTATCGTAACTCCATTCATCAGGCTTGTAGCTAAACTTAAAGGTATCTCTTACATCAGTATCATCATACACAATCCACAACATATCTGTAAAACTTTGAGATTGGGCCTGCTGTAAATTATCAACTACTTGAACATCAAAATTTCTTTCGACTAATTTATCGTAAACTGTTTTGTCTTCTCCAATATAAAAAATATCAAATTTTTCTTTTCCAAAGTAAGGATCGTAATGACCGCATATATATTTTTCTTTTACACTTTTAAACTTGCATAAATGTGCATTTACCGGAACCAACAGGGTTTTCTCATAAGAGATTATTTCTCTACTGTCTTTCTGAACGTAAGGAAATTTATAAATTTTATTTCTCTCTTCAGGAGAAAAATACCACGGAAAACTGCTGTAGGTTTTTATATTTTTGTCTACTAACCATACATGCGTTGTGTCAAAATTATGTTTTTTTAAAATACTAAAATCAGTAGGATCATCTACATATAGTATGGGTGCTTTTTTTAGAATATTATTTCGAAGTGTGCTAAAACTTGAAAAAGTAGATTGTGGATCTATTCCAAACTTGTCAAATACTTTCATAGTATAATTGCTTTCGTTCCGTAATGTGCTAGTGCTATGTCTGCATCAACAAAGACATCAATGCCATGATGCATTGCTTGATTACAAAAGTATATATCTTCTCCACCAAAGTTATCTAAATTTTTATTATAATAGTGAGAAAACCACGGCTTTGGTAATTCTTTATAAACATTTGATGTTGTTAACATACAGCCCATACCAACCGCCCATACTTTGTGTAAACCCTTTTTTTCATTTAACCTTATGTTAATGTTATCTGGATCTAAAAAAGCAACACTAACGTTTGGCTTGTAACGTGTACTATAAGTTGCAGCTACAATATCTTTATTATGAGCATACAGTTTTGTAAATATATTTGCTGGAAAATGAATATCACTATCTAACCATAAAATATGTGTGCATTCACTGTCTAATGCTTCTTTTGCTAAATCTATTCGACTTTGTGCAATAACACTTCCGCACACAATATGTAGATTAAAATTTATATTATCTGCAGTTAATGTGCTGGTTAAATTTGCTAAACTTTTTGCAAATCCTGTATGCACAGTATCTCTTGCAGGAATACAAATACTTAATTTCATTACACCATGGTGCTTGGTACTGAATCTTTATTCAATTCCTGTTCAGCAGCAACAGTTAAGTCGTTCCAACTTCTTGCAGAACTTGTTGCAACTTTTACACATTCTTGAAAATCTTCTGCACTTAAACTTGCCATAGCAATCATGTTTTCTGGTTGTACTTTACCAATTGTGAGCAAGTCTGCTCCTGCTGTAGTACCTAGTTTTTGAATCCAATGTAATCTGTCATCGTCATCAGGAATATTCATTTCATCAATTGCTTTTTTTGCAGCAATTTCTGTCTGCGCATCAAGTTGTAATGTTTCAAGTACAGCTTTTTTACGAGCTTTAGTATATTGTTGCGCTAAATCAATATTTAGCACTTCGTAAAGTGTTTTCATATCTTACTCCTATTTACACTTAATATATATGAATATTTGTTATTTGTCAAGTATTTTAAGCAGCACCGCCAACAGTAGGAACATTGATCCTATAGACTTTATCATTGCTTGTACTTGCACCGCTTGTGCTGGAAACGCCGCCGCACATCATAGTTTGAGTGTTTGCTGTTCCGTTTTGCACTATTTTTTTTGGTCCTGTTGTAGTATCATATATTGGATAAAATCTCGGCATATATGTAGGCGAAGGCGGGAAAGTAGGTAAATCGTCGCCTGAAATTGATTCAATTATAGTAAAGGTAGAAAATTCAAATGACGTAGCTCTTGAATAAAGCCAACTTCTTCCAGGTTCTGGATCTGAATCAAATGTAGATCCAGAAAAAGATTCTACAAAGGCACCTGGAGCGCCATATACTGTATTGATTTTTCTTGTCCTATTCGTAAAAAAATCCGTCCCGGCAGTTTGTAAATCTGGTGAATCTAAATTTACAGCTGAACCAAATTCCCACTGCGCTGTAGGATCTACATAACCATTATACCAAACCGAACTTGTGCCTTGTTTCAAACCTAAACAGATAGTTGTTCCGTCAGCGCTCAAACATTGATCAAAAATTTCCGTAGCAGCAGTTACTCCGTCAAATGGAGATGTTAAAGCAGGAAGAGCACCACTAGGATCAGGAGGGCTACCTGCAATAACATACCATTGCTCATCATCCATATCAAACGATAGTGTAGCATATTTGTACAAACCAGCGCTACTACGAAAAAGAACAGTATACAAAATTGCATTCTTATTTGGAATAGAGCAAACTTGTCCCTTTACAGTAAATTGTCTATCCCAAGTAAATCCATCTATAGGATTAGGAATTGCAAAACTAGCTTCAGGTGTAGTCGATGTATTGAATTTACGTATTCCATAGAAACTGTTTGCAGACGCTTCATTAAGTCCATAATATCTACCGTTATTAGGATTATAAAAAATATCTCCGAAGTTATTTAAAGTTTGGCCACTTATAGGTCCTATTGATCTTACTAAACTACCACTGTGATTATAATGATAAATTATCGGACCAGTTGTAGTACTGCTAATTACTTTAAATATTAAATCGTTGCTTTGTATACCTGTAGGATGCATTATCACATTTTGGCTACTGGACAAGTTGAAAGTAAATAGTTCTGCGCCTGTAGCAACATTTACTACACCACAGGTCATAGCGCCAAAACTATAACCACTAACAAACATATACTCTCCAGATACTCCATTCCACTCGTCAAAAGCAATATGCGGATTATCAAAGTTTTCTTCGCTAGTTGGATTTATATTAGGTAAAGTTGGACTTGTACTGACTAATGAGAAAGACCCAGGAGTACTGGATTGTCCAAATCCACCAAAGGTACTACTCATAGTAATAGTAGTACCTTGACTGATACCAATATAAGTTCCTAATATACCTAAAACAAAACTACTAGTAAATCCTCCTCCGACAAAAAAATCTCTAATGTCTGTCATTGTAATAGTAGAACCTGTGGGTGGTATTGCCATTTTTATTCCTTTTTAAATACTTTATAATAACATATGTATTTGTTGTTTGTCAAGTAGCCATTGCTGGCTACTTGTTACTTATCTGTTAATTTGTTTATCATTTCTTTCAATTGATCAATTTGTTGTTGTTGCTGTTTAAACGCTTCGATAAACGCACCTGCCATAGCACCGTAGTTTACAGTTTTTATACCATCCTGATCAGTATGTACAACTTCTGGGAAATACTCTTCGACTTCTTGTGCAATGACACCCATATGTCTGCGTTCGGTATCTTCTTGATCAGTACGAGTAAATGTTACACCACGGATGCTCAATATTTTAGTTAACGGATCTGCTACTACTTCAATATTGTCTTTTATTCTAGCGTCTGAATATGCTGTAACTTCGCCAGCAACTGTCATATTACCCGACATATCAAGTTGCCATCTATTAGCAGATGCAGACCATCCACCTATACGCAAGACGTTATCGCTGTCTAAACCCATATTAACTGCAAAGCTACCACCTCTGTGGAAACTCATAAACGCAGAGTTACCACCGGTTGCATATGCTTGTAGTGGAGGATTACTCAACGAACCGCTTGTACCGCCTAGATTACTTTGGAAATATGATACACCAGTAACAGTTCCTCCAGATGCTAATATTAGGAACCCTGTGCTATCAATACCGTCAAGTGTGTTAGCATCGTCGGCACTAATACCAGTTAGACCCGAACCATCACCTGTGAATGCTGTTGCTTGTATATTACCAGAGATGTTAATACTTCCAGTACCAGTGATTGTGCCACTGAAAGAATCATTTGTGTCACTGCGTAAGAACGATCCGCTATCTAGACCATCTAAATTATCTGCACTTAATCCACTGCCTGCACCATCATTTCCGCTGTGCCATACAGTGTATGTTGCACTACCGTCATAAAATGAAAGTCCACTAGTGCCTCCATCTATGTTTAATCTAGTGTTACCGCCTTCGTTTGCAATTTGAAGTACGTCTCCGCTATCAACATATTGAATATAAGCACGTCTTGTCGTTGATTGGTACCAAGACATATAAGGATTGCCTGTAGCACTTGTATCTTGTAAACGAAGCATTTCGTCACCTGCATGTGACAACGTAAGCAATCCTTCCATAGTATCAGCTTCATCGCTGCGTAGTAATTGGGTTACTCCTACGCCGCCTAACGTATCTGCTTCTATGTTTGTAAGTCCACTACCATTACCTGTAAATGTACTTGTACCAATATTAATATTACCAAAGTTGCTGGTAATGCTACCTGCATCTAATGCGCCTGTACCAGTTAAATTACTGTATGAACCACTAATACGTGCATTTGGAACTGTGCCGCTATCCAAGTTTGTTGCGTTCAGTCCGTCAATTCCACTACCATCAGCAGAGTTAAGAGTACCTGCATACAGGTCTCCAGCAACACCCATACCGCCACCTACACGCACAGCACCAGTGGTTGTATTAGTTGCTGCACTTGTATCGCTGAATGTTTTTACACCCGCCATTGTTTGGTTGCCGCCTAGTCTATTTCCTGACACTGTTCCACTTGTAATTTCTGTAGCATTCAGGTTTGTCAGACCACTACCGTTACCAGTAAAGGTACTTGTACCAATATTAATATCACCAAACGTGGCTGATATGCTACCTGCTGACAGTGTTCCAACACTTGTTAAACTACTTGCTGTTACACCACTGCCTAGTGTTGTTGCACTCAATACACTTGTGTTATTGATACGATAAACTTTTGCGTTTGCAATGTTTACGTTTTCACTAAACTGCCATGCTGAATTAGTTACATTGTACAGCATGGTTTTGTTTGTATCACCTAACAATGTAATACCACCGCCATTTGCTGTTATATCAGTTGGAGATGCCACATTGCCTAGTTCTATATTTTTATCTTCAACAATTAGTGTTGTAGTATCTAATGTTGTAGTTGTACCACTAATAGTAAGATCGCCATCAACAACTAAATTACCTGCAAAAGTTGCATTACCTGTTGTATACGCAACAGTGAATTTATCTAGCGAATCGCCGAATGATAAGTCTCCTGTTGCACCAATTTGCATACGTTGAACATCTGCTGTATAAAAATCTAATTCATCGTTATCTGCACCAGCACTGGTTTCTGCGGCAATATAAGTGTCTTGGTCAACGTCTTTGACACCGCCTAGTGATCCCCAGTTGGTGCCATCGTAACCTTCGAATGTTGTGTCTGTTGTGTTGAAACGTATCTGACCTTGTGCAACACTTGTGCCTACACCCGCTTCACCTGGACGTTGTGCTGTAGTGCCAACAGGTACTTTAACACCTGTTGTATCACTGAAATTGGTGTATCCTGTAACAGTTACAGCACCTACAGTATCAATACGCACACGTTCAGTTGATATATGAATATTGTCACCAGTAGTTGTAACTTCACCAGTTTTTAATACTATATCTCCGCCTGTGCCCGAACCAGTACCTAATCCTGCTTCAATGGTAAATTCACCTGCACCTATATCGGTGCCGATTCCGTCTGTGCCTTTTATTTTTCCTGCGGCTGGGGATGCACTTGTTTCTGCATTACCTAAAATTACTGTTTCATTGCGCAAAATCAAACTATTATTGATTGTATGTGTCCCTGCTGGAACATCAGTTGCTAATGCAGTTACTAGGTCATCTGTTTGAATAGTAAATGAAGTAGCAATGTCTGTTGCACCACTTACCGGCCATGTACCATCTAAATTTGTTACACCACTGCCTGTAATATTTACAGTATCACCTGGATTAATACCCAATGTGAATGGAGTATATGTAAATGATAACGTGGTGCCTGTTAGGATAGTACCAGTAGTGTTTGCACTTAAATAAATTGCATCATCTGTCACACCTGATATAGTAGTGTTTGCAGGAATACTACTACTACCTGTTACTACCATGCCAGCTAAAACACCTGTAGTGTCACCTAAAATAACTTCGTTTTCGCCATTTTGAGTAACTTCTGTTGTACTTTCAGTTATATTTTCCAAGTTAACTACAACACTTCTAGAAATTGTTGCTTCATAACTAGTAATAAATGGAAACAAGTCTCTTGCACCAGCGTTACTACCCATAACAATATTTGTAGCTTCTCCGCCAATTTCTAAACTTGTAACATTTTCATTGTAAACTCTACCAGCACCAGTGCTGGTAGATGTAAGACTTGCACTACCAACATCAAGTCCTTCAGCAAGATCAAGTGCTGTACCCCATTCAGGAACTGTACCATCTGATTTTAAGAAGTTGTTTCTTCTACCAATGTTTAGTGTGTTTAATGTACCTGATGATTGAGCGTAAATAATATCACCAATAGCATATGTACCAATGCCTGTACCACCTCTTGTTACAGGAACAAGACTGGTTAAGTTGGCCGGATTTAGGAAGTAAGCACTATCTAATCCGTCTAGTGTACCAGCATCAACTACACCATCTTTGATGAATACTTGTCCACTGCCGCCAGCATCGATGTCAAATTGGCTTTGTAAAAATCTAGCTACACCTAACGTACTAAATGTACCAAGAACATCTAAATCTACATTTGAAATACCAATGTTTACAGGGTCTCCGTAGAATTCGCCACTTACACTGTTACCTGTTAATGTAATAGGATTGTCAGTTGTGTTTGCAACTTTTAAACTTTGCACAACAGTTTTGTAACTACTATCGCCAAACAATGCTGTGTCGCTGTTTGGCACACCACTTGCACCAAGTCTGCTTGGGGAAATTGTACCTGAAATAATGTTTTCTGCGTCAATGTTTGTAACAGCCAACGTATTCCAGTTTTCTAATAGTCTACTTGATGTATTAATAACAGTGTTAACTTGAACATTGTTTTGTATAATTTGCGCACTTCCTACACCAGTGGTAACTAATCCTAATGCATTTGTTACCAAATCGTTAATACTGTTTAGTGCGTCACTGCGTAATGTATGGATAGTAAATGAGTTATCAGTAACAGATCCTACAAAGAATCTTGCACCTGTATCAATAGGGTCTCCTGTTTCGACAGTTGGTAACTCATTTACAGTTGATCCATCTTCTAGTGATTCAATGCGGAAAGCATCGCCTGTTGTGAAGCCGTGATTTTCTACAACAATACTGTTATCTGTTGTATTCACTGTAAATCTTGTGATGTTATGATTGTTGTTTGCAGGTGTACTTGTAAATTCAACTTGATTTAGCAATGCAAAACCTTCATACAACTCAATAGTGTCTGCATCAATAACTTTGACATAGTAAACTTGCTCGTTTAACAATCCGCCGATAGGAGTATTTGCAAGTGAATCATATGTTACAGGGTCACCGTTACCAAATCCGTGATCGGTAATACTAATTCTATAATCTGTGTAGTTTACAGCACCGCCGCCTGCTAGTGTACCTGCTAGGAAGTTGTGTGTAAGAATATCATCCAAGTTGATGTCTTTTGCAGTATCTACAGCAGTGTTATCTTCAACAAAGTCAATACTTGTAGCACTTGCAACAAATAATTCGCCACCTAATATATTAACATAAATTCGTTTTTCAATTGCTGTGATTTCAATTTCAAATCCACTGCCTGTACCACCTACATCACTGGCTAATACTTCTAGTAGGTCTCCTACTTCGTATCCACTACCTCCTCTACGTATATCAACATCGGTAATTTGTCCTGCTGTTACAGTTAAATCTGCTTTGGCTCCCGTACCACTACCAGTTTTTGCTTGCAGTGGAACATTTTCATATGTTTTTGTTGCAAGGGTAGGAGTGTACCCAGAACCGTTTACAATGTTTGCATTGTCAAGGTTAACTGCGAGACCCGAAACAAATTCTGTTACTGCACCTTGAGCACCACCGTCAGCACTTGTAACAATTGAGCGTACTGTGCCTGATACACTTGCACTTGCTTTAGTAGGGTCAGCACTGTCAACGTTTGAAATAGTAAATGTAGTGCTTGTAGGTGTACTGATTACCAAACCATTTTCATTATACGATTCATCGTCAGTACAAATTACTTGTACATTATTTCCTACCTTCAAATTGTGTGCAGCATCTGTTGTAACAGTTGCAACATTGCTATTACGTTCTATATCTGTTATATTTACACTTGTAAATGTGTAAGAATCTGTTGGATCTAAAACCAAAAATTGACTTGTATTTGAACTACGTAAGAACCAGTTATCAACAATCTCTGTGCTAGGTCCTTTTGATGTTGGAACAGCACCACTGTCTACCCCATTCACAAACAAGTTAGGTGCCGATCCATCAATTTGCCACGGATCGCCTGTACTATCGTCATTCTCGTCCCATGTACCTCCAATTGTAACAACAAGTATGTTGCCACTTGCAGCATACGCACCTTTTGCATAACCAATAGCATCTGTAATACCGGGCTGTGTAATAATATCACCGTCGGCTGCTGTAATAGTACCACTTAATGTAAGTTCTACTTGCTCATAGTTTTCTGTAGCAATGTCACCAGCTTTCAAATCAATAGCAGGAATGTCATCAACTTGTTCTAGTCGTGATTGATATCCATTTGTGTTGGTGTTTGTAAACTGACGTGTTGCCGGAATCAAGTCTGCGTTCAACTGGCCGTTTGTGTTCAACTGAACAATGGCACCCGGAACAGCCGCTGTTGATACTGTTTTATCAACAAATCCACCAAGTCTGTTACTAATAAAGCTTCTTACTGCTAACTGTGTTGGAAGTCTACTATCAGCAGGTCCGCCAATTTCGTCGTCGCCCAAGTTCACACTAGTTGAAATTTCTTCAATAGCAACATCTGACAAGCTCAATCTCAACGCATCGAGTTCGTCCACCTGAACTTTGTTTCTAAATGTAATGTTACCAGTTCTGTTAAACGCTGTGATAAAGTCACCAACTTTAAAGTCACCAAGTTCGTTTGTACCTGATGAGTAAACACGCCCTGGTAGTTCTTCAAACTGTTCGTACTCCGATCTTGTGTTACCACCGTTTTGTGGTAATGCGTTGTAGTCTGTACCTGAACCTGCATATTCCCAAGTGTGTGCAGAACTGTTAACAATACTTGGTCTGTGGAACCAACACTGATTTTCTGGTAAGTTTACCAAGTTAGTTAGACTTGAACTACCGTCTGTGGCTGTGACACTAAACGTTGCTGTACCTAAATTGGTACGTGCAGCAGCTTCGTTAACACCTATAGTTGTGTTTGGAACACTTGCATGATCTGAATCAATTGTACTTGTTTCGTCAAATTGAATACGTAGCAAACTTTGTCCAACAGCAACTTCTTCTATACTTACAACTAGTCTGCGTTCTCTTGGTTCCCAACTGTATACAATAGCACTGTTATTTTGCGCTCCTGTAGTACCTGTAATTTGTCTACCTGGTACAAATTCAAAACCTTCAGATCCTGATTCTAGTTCTAGTGTTTGATATGTTGTATGACTACTTAATATTTCTTGTACAAAAAATTCTATAACATTTGATAAGAATTTATGTGTACCGGTGCTTGCAGAAATAATATTAACGTCAAAATCCAAACTATCATCAAAAGCTAGTGTAAATTCGTCTTCACTGACAAGTTTTACATAGTATTGTTGTTCGTCATCTAAACCTCTAATAACATCGTTACCATTTGGATCGTAGATAACTTTTTGACCATTTGTAAATCCATGTCCTACAATTGTAAACACGTTTGTTGTTGCATTTACTGCTGTTTCCCCATCGAACGTTGTTTCAGTAGGTGAAGGTTTAAAGTTATTTGTAATATCTCCTGCACTACTTACTTCAGTTGGATCTGGTAAGTCTTGCGGATCATTAATAATTGTATTTACAATATCAAAACGTGATCCGGCAAAGTCTTGTACATTTGCAGACAAATCTGTAATATATGTAAGAGATTCTGTTTTTGCTTGTTCAATAGCAGCAATAGTTTGTAGCTCTTGCCCTTGAATTGTTAATTGTGTAGAATCTTGTAAGTTACGTGTGTAATACGCTAAACCAGCACTACGTGAATATCTGTTACCAGTGTCCCATGTGTCTTTAGCAACAGCCTCAACAATAAGTTGTGTATCTCTGTTACACTTTGATTCATCATATGTGAAGCCATACCAAATATTTGCTTGTATTTGCTCGTTGATATATTGTGTAACATTTTGTGCAATGTTTATTTGACCTTCTAAATCCAGTTCATTATATGCACTAAATTCTGCATTACCACTTACCCAACTTACATCAGGTTCTATTCTTGTTGGTGCAGTTGCGCCTTCACTTTGAATATAGTCTAAAATTTCTTGTACACGATCACCTGCATAATTGCTTGCATCTGTACTACCTGCTGTACCACTAACATCTTGTGTTTCTGCGTTACCTGTGCTTACACTCACTGGTGTTTCAAGGATAACTTCTTGAATAACTGTTTTAAGTCTTTCGTATGCTGCAACAGTTTCTTCTTGTTGTCCTGTACCATATTGTTGTACACCATCTACAAAATATGCAAGTGCTGCAATTGTTGTTTGTAAGTTACCACCATATGTTAAATCGTAAACAAGTGCATCAATAATCAGTCCTGTGTCTCTTTCACATTTGTCTTCGTTGTAAACAAAACCTGTGCTAAACGGATCAATAGCACTACCAATTTGAACATCTATCCAAGCAGTAATTTCTTTGGTAATAAATGTTTTGTTTGCTAGTAACTGTTGAACTGCATTTGCAAACCCTGCATCACTAGCATTATCTGTTCCGCTGGTAGGAGTGGGATAACTGTATGCGTCTGCTACAGCATCGCCTGGTACAGTATTTGCATCACCGTTTGTAATAATATCAATAATTTCGTCCCATAATGCATTTGCTCTACTTGTTGCAGTTGCATCTGTAAGGTAATTTGCTGTGATTGTTTTTGCTTGTCCAAACGCCTCAATGTGTTGATCTTTTTGTGCAGCAAATGTTTCTGAATTAAAACTTCCGCTAAAGTAACGCAAAGCAGCACTTACTGTTCTGTAGTTACTGTTAAAGATAATATCGTATCTGATTGCATCTAGTAAGTCTCTAGTATCTCTACGACACTTGTCTTCATTATAGGTAAATCCTGCCCATATGCTTGGAGTTGCTGCTGCAATTTGCGCATTAATCCATGTTACAACATCATCAGCAATAAGATCTTTATTCAATAATAGTAAATCGTGTGCTGTTTTGTAATCAGCTTCTCTAAAACGTAAAACAAATTCTTCAACCGGAGTATCACGATTGATACCTACAATACTTACTGTTTGCTTTCCGTCAGCAGCACCAGTAGCAGTAATAAAACTTCTATCAAAAGAAAATGCTTTAGGCGAGAATCCCGAACTTCGCAGCGCATACAAACCAAAGTTGGTAGCAGAGTTGGTAATTGAACAATATCCGCCTGACTGACAGTAAACACCATTGAGTAGGAAGATTTCAAAACACGAAACGATCTGTGCGTAAGCATCGTTAGTTAGTCGCCACGCTGTACCACCAAATGATAGAATAGTAAAGGCGTTTGCAACCATTGATTTACCTTGTTCAGGTATAGCACCAACAACTGGATTTTCAGCCTCAATACCGTAGGTCGGAACGTTGGGTGATTCAACTTTTGAACCGTCAATTTTTGCACCGTTCATACCTAAAAACGAAATAATCGATGCGTTCTGGATATAGGGAGAAGTAAAGATTGTGGGTCTTGTGTTCGGTAGATTAGGATAATCTGCACGGTCTGTAACATCTGTTGCAAATGGATCGTCAAATGCAACAGCATAGTCTGCTGTAATCAATGGAACAAAGTTATCATCAACGCCGTCGCGGAAAGTAAATTCACCAAAGTAACAAGCGTTACGAACACGTAGCATATCCAAGTTAGCATTGGCAGGACGGATAATACAACCACGCAAGCCGTCGCCTTTAACAACTGTGTTATCTGGAATAATAACAGGGTTATCTTCAGTATAGTCACCAACCGCAACTTTGATGTTAACACGTTTAAAGTTAATTGTGCCATCACTGTTGTAAACAATGCTACTTGCAATTTGTGCTGCACGTTTCAATGTTTTAACCGGAGCACTTTGTCCATCATTTTCGTCATCGCCTTGTTCTTGCGAAACATATACTACGTTACCACCAAATACGTCAGCGTCTTGGAAAAACAAGTTTCCAGAACCATCTGTTGCAAGTAACTGACCTACTGTACCTTGTGACGGAGGCAATGTCATACGGTATCCAGTATCTAGTGTATCTGGTGCTTTAATTGCTATACCGTCATCACCGGAAGCAGTTAATTCTTTGAATGTAATAGTATTTGCATCTTCAATGTCAATATCGTTTGTGAAATTAAAACCAGCAGCAGTAGCATTCATTTGATCAATGCCGTTGATTCTTACATTGATTTCTGCTTGCGCACTATCGCCTTTGTCATTAATGGCAATTTCTGTATCATTATCAAAAATTCTTCTAGTAATATCTTGAACTGTATTATCATCACGCAGTAAGAATACTTTACCATCTGCTGTGTTAATTGCCAATTCACCTGATTCTAATTGAGAAACTATTGGCTGTTTACCAGCCACACTACTACGTTTGTGTTTAATTTTTGTTGCCATTAAGGCTGCCTCCTATTTAGGTACGGGTCAAGTCTATATAGACGCCCAAAACTACACGATAAAAATCGCTGTACAGTTATTTATCATAGGAGAAAAAGTAGTAGCTTAATTAAAAGCTACCACCGTCTAGTGTATCAGTCCAAATCGGTGTATCATCGCCGCCATCAGTAACAGTTAAAATTTGGAAACTATCACTTGAATCAGCACTTCCTGCTGCTTCTGTAACTAACAATTGATCTGATCCATTACCATAAACAATACCGTTTGGAACAAAGTCGCTTCTTCCTGTACCGCCGTATTGTATTTCAAGATCGTTATTTGTAAGTATCAAACTACCATCTACAGTAACATCGATATCAAATGTTGTATTACCGTTTACTGTGCCACCTGTAAGTTTATTTAAATATCTATTTTCAACATAGATACTTACAGCTTGTTGAGTAGGAACAGTTTCAAAGTCTTGTGTACCTATACTTGATACCAAATTACTATTGTTGCTTACTTCTTTTAGTTCAACACCAACTGGTACACCGTCTCTAATAAACGGACCAACGCTGGTTAGACCTGATAAGTCAATTTCATTAGCGTTAAGTGTAATAGCACCTGTTAGAGCGTTAACACCGAAGAAGTTACCAACTCTAAAGTTACCAATTTGGTCAACAGTACCACCAGCAAATACCCTACCTTGATTACGTTCAATGATCTCTTGTTCTGGTATTGCTGTACCGCCAAAGAACGGTAATGCATTATATGTCACACCTGCACCTACATATTCAAATGCGTGGCCTGATGTACTAATGGTACTAACATTGTATAGTGCCGCACGTTTATCAGTTGTAACACTTGTAATACCTGGGAACACTGTAATAGTGCCGATACCACCAAATTCTAAATTAAGTGCATCAGTAGCAGTGTCCGCAATTTCTTCAGTGCGTTTAATTATAGTGTTTCTTTCAGTATTATAAACCTCGCTACCAAGATCGTGATTATGAGGAACTTCATGCCAGCCTGTGGTATAACCTTCTAAAACAGCTTGTCCAATTCTATCAACAAGTAATTTGACATTGTCGCCTACAGAAGTATCAGCATCATTATTTGTTAAAAATACTTGTGTTTCAGTATTGTTATAGCTTCTTGTTACAGGTTCATTAGCAGAAACCTGTTTCATTATCGTTCCAAGGTAATAATATGTGTAAGCAGTGATATCACTTTGATTTGGATAATCAGTATTAGACAAGTTGTTCAAAATAGCACCACTGTAATATGCTTCACCTGCTCTACGAGATTGTTTATTACCACCATACATAATGTCATACATTACAGCATCAATTATGTAACCTGTGTCTCTTTGACACTTGCCAATATTATATTCAAAACCAATTATGTTATTATTGATAAAATCAATAACTCCATTTTGTATTGAAGTTTTTGATGACAAGAGATCTGCTGCAACACTTCTAGTTGATAAAGGTAACCAACTAAAATCTGCTTCAATTTCAAAAGGAGTACCTACCAATGTTTGATTGTCAACAGCATCTTTGACAATACCAATTAAATCTGTTGCAGTAGTGCTTTCTACACTGGTTCCGTAGGCTCCTGATAAAACTTGGCTTTCAGTATTGCCAGGTTGTGGAGTTACTGCTGCACCTTCAATACAGCTTTCAACTATACTTTGTAAATGTGCATATGCTGCAACTGTGTTATCTTTTTGCTCATCTGGTAGATAATTAGCTGTTCCTAAAAAGTATGCTCTAGTTGCAATTAATGTTGCAATATTTCCTGTATACAATAAATCCCATGCTACTGCGTCTATGATTTGTCCTGTATCTTCGCGACATTTATCTTGATCATAACTAAATGCATTGTAAGTTAATTCTAGAAAACTTATTGTATCATTTATAATTGTATCTTTGTTTGTTTGAAGATTTTCATATGCTGCAATAAATCCTGCACCAAAAGGCCCAAATGCACTTAAATCAGGATATTCAATATCAGGAAGTTGATCTGTGCCATTTTCAATTACATCTTGAATAATTTGTAGTAATGTTTCTGCTCTAGCTACTTCGGTTGCACTTGCTGAAGGATTACCTACTGGAGATACCTGCGGAGCATCTGTTTGCTCTGGGTCTGCTACTGCTACATCTAACAATACATCTCCTAGTAATGTTTTAACCCATCCTAATGCTTGTGCTGTTTCAGTTTGCTGTCCATTTACTTGGCTTGCTGCACCTACATAATATGCTTGAGCTGCTTGATGACTTGCACTATTACCACCATACATAATATCATAAGTTAATGCATCTACAATATACTTTGTATCTCTGTTACATTTTGTTGCATCGAATGTAAAATTACGTGTAAATGTAAAGTTAATATATTCAATAACTAAATTTTGATAATCTTCAATTTTTGCACCATTGTTAAGTTCATTGAAATCACCCAACAAATCTGCAGATACCCATGATAAATCGGTGTTGTCATCAGCAGGAATGTTATCTAAATTACCATCATTAATTACATCTTCTATAATTTGTAATAAGTTTTGGACTTGACCGCCTATAGCAGCGCCTGCTCCTGGATTTGTACTATCTTGTGCAACAGTTACAGGCGATTGTTCTACAGTACCATGCACAATGTTTTGTACAACATCAGATAAAACAT